ATACGTCAAAGATCACGTCTGCCGGAGAGGGATTTCTTTCCAGCTATGCGAGAGAGTGTTTTGGCTTGACTTCGCTGGATGCCCCAAATGTAAGTAACCTGACATCTGCCGGAGAGGACTTTATGGGAGCTTATGCCTTCGGGTGTTCTAGTCTGACAAAATTGGGGGTTCCCAATACAGCCAAGATGACGTTTAGTGGGGAGCGGTATTTGGACGACTATGCAGGGGGCTGTGATGCCTTATCAGAGCTTGCCCTGCCGTCCCGAGACTATGAGTTTAATTACCCGACTGACCTGGGCTTATCATCCGATAAACTTAGCAACCTGATGAACAAGGCGAAAAAGGGAAGCGGTGAGTAATCGTGGCTACTATAGACCCTAATCAAGAATATGATATTATCCATACCCTGACATTTTCGGAAGCGTCAGGAACCTGCCCGATAAGACTGTACAGGGGTTCTCTTGCTACCACTTCTGGCACGGTATATTATCGTGCCGGGACTAGCGGAGACTGGACTTCTCTATCTGTCTCAGGCACAGGCACCACTTTCCCGGTAACTTCCACTACAATGCAGATAGCCCACAACTGGAATAAGTCAGGCAATAACTATATGACACCCTCGTTCTATAATGGAAAAACAATAACCAGTATCGCCATTTCCCAAAAGTCGTTTTTGACTGGGACAATGGGGAATTATTTCATGAATTACTATGCTTATGGCTGCTCATCCCTCACTTCTCTCGATGTTCCAGACACTAGCGGTCTTACAAGCGTGGGGAATTATTTCATGACTTACTATGCTTTTGGCTGTTCCTCCCTCACTTCTCTCGCTGTTCCAGACACCAGCGGTCTTACAAGCGTGGGGGATTATTTCATGCAATACTATGCCAATGGCTGTTCCTCCCTCATCGAACTGGTGCTACCTGCTGTCGGGTGGTTCAAGGATAACAATGTAAACTGGAGTGTCCCCTCTGATAGATTGGGGGTTCTCAAAGGGCGTGTGCTTGATTCGGGCGATTTAAGCAGCTGGAAGGCGTTAACCGCAGAAGGCAAAACGCTCCACACTAACTATATTCGTGATCCGGAGCTTGTGTATTATGAGCAAGCAACTGAATACGTAGCCGATCTTATTCGCACTATCATACAAAGTCAATCTTACAATGCTGATACCGAACGTATAACGCTGAAAGACTATTCCTACAGTGCAGACACCAAACGCAAAATAATCCAAGGGCATGTTTTCGCAGGAGACACTAAACGGGGAGTAATCAAAGAATATACTTTTACCGCTGATACCTTGCGGAAACTGCTGAAAAGCTATGAGTATCAGGCAGACATGCTCAGGCAGGTAGTGAAATCCTATGACTATACAGCCGATGTACTTCGCAGAATTGCCGAAGAAGCAGAATATCAAGCCGATATGGTAAGACAGATAGCGATAGGGCAGGAATTTAAAGCCGATACACTAAGGCAAATCGCCATACAGCAGGAATTTATTGCCGATGCGGTAAGGAAGGTAATCCAAGCGCAAACGTATAATGCCGATACTAAACGGCAGGTGCTTAAAACCTACGAACATAATGCTGATACGTTGCGGAAAGTTTTAGCAGAACAGAGCTTTTCTGGAGACACCAAAAGGCACATTGTCCAAGATGCGCTTTTTAATGCCGATACCATACGGGGAATCATTAAAGGCTATGATTATACTGCTGATACACTTCGCAAAGTTTTGAGGGCGTATGAATACCCTGCCGACACAAAAAGAAGGATAATCAGGGCAGATGCCTATAATGCAGACATACTTCGGCGCATAGTGAAGGAATACGAATATTCCGCAGATACTATGCGTTTTGTGGTAGAATTGGGCATTTATGTGGGTGATACTTACAGGGTAGTCCGAGCGGATCACGTTTACGGCGCAGATGCTTTAAGACAAGCTATCGCAGATCAAGTTTACAATGCAGATGCTTTAAGGCAAGCGATCAAAGAATACGAGTTTATTGCCGATACCTTGCGGCATGTAATCATGCCGTATAAACAGCTAATTATTACAATGTCAATTCAGGAACGCCAAATAGATTTGTCTACTCAAGAACGGGAAGTCAAACTGGAGGTGGAGCAGATGTCCCTCATCGGGAATACAGTCAGACTAAAAGCAGAATTTAAGGATTTTAACGGGGAGCATGTGTCACCTGAGAATGTTGTTTTGCGAATTTACGACGGCTACAAAAAGCAGGTAGGTGAGGACATACCTGTGTCGCCAAGCGATGTGGGCAAATATCAATATGATTATGTGATACCCGGAGATGTAATCGGGCCGCTATATTTTGAGTTTGTAGGCACACTTGAGGGATTGCCGATTTTGGGACGGGCTACCATAGACAAGAGGTGGGTATAAGGTAATGGCTAGTACTGCCGAAACCTTACGGAAACTGAAGAAAAGCACCGTCGTATGGATTCCTCTTGGCACGTTCTGGAGCCTTGATTGGGACAGCCCGGATGACACCCTTGAAGCTACAGTAACGGCCCGGGACCGGATGGAGCTACTGCGGAAAAGCACATTCCAGACCAGCCAAGTTTTGCAGAACAAAAGCCTGTATGAGCTTGCTGAAATAGTATTGCAAGATGCGGGACTTATGCCGAATGAATATATCATAGACCCGGCGCTACACAACATTGTCGTGCCATATTCCTGGTTCAATCCAGTATCACATCGTGAAGCATTGCGACTTATAGCCGAAGCAGGTTTGGCGGCAGCGTTTCAGAACCGGGATGGGAAAATACAGATTGAAAGCTTCTTGATTGCCGGCGACGAGCCTGTCCTTGAAATTACAGAAGATGACTACTTCCCGCCTTTGAGAGCACCGTCACGGCAGGACCAGGTGGCGAATGAAATCATAGTTGACACGCAACCCTTGCGGCCGGCCACAACGCCGGAAGAAGTCTACAGAAGCAATGAGCCTATCACGATACCGGCAAGCACAACAAAGACGGTGACGGCATTTTACAACAAAACGCCGGTGATTGAAGCTACTGCATCCCTCGACAACCCACCCGCAGGCGTTAGTATCACAGAGGCAACCTACTACGGCTGGGGTGCAAGTGTGAAAATACAGAACACCAACGCCACGGACAAGCAGGTGACGCTTGTTATCCAGGGCAAACCGCTCACTGTACAAAACAAGGAACGCGCCATTGCCAGGGACGAGGCCAGCATCGCGGAAAATGGCATCCTGCGATATGAATTTCCGGCAAATCCCTTGGTGCAGACACTTGCCCAAGCTCAAGCAATAGCGGATACGCTGTTGGCAAGCGTCAAAGACCCGAGAAGGGATATAGAGGTTGAGTGGCGAGGAAATCCGGCCCTGGAGCTTGGCGACAGGGTAACAGTGAAAAATCAGGACTATCATGTGATACGGCAAGAAATAGATTGGGCCGGTGCCCTATCGGCTAGACTTACAGGAAGGAAGGTGACAACATGAGTACCGCTCCGAGCGGCTTTCAGACACCCAAGACTAACTGGCAACCAGCGGACGTAGTGCAGCCTAGCGACCTCAACCGGATCGAGGGCAATATCAACGCCATAGAGCAAGGATCGAGGACCATCGATCCGAGTCAGGCCCCGACAGGGGTAGCCGGCAACCTCAGGAACTTCTTAGACTGGTTCGCAAACCGGATCAGGGCCATCCTCGGCACCACCAACTGGCACGACGCTCCTCCGACTACCCTAACAGCCGCCAAGTCCCACATCGACGCTGCCGCCCCGCACTCGGGACATGCCACGACGGCAGCGCTGAACGCGCACACATCAGCGGCCGCCCCGCACTCGGGGCACGAGACGCCCGCCGGAGCCCAGGCAAAGGTGAATTCAGCATTGGCTGCCGTCCTGGACCCGGTTACTGGGCACAGGCATTCCGGGGAGGCAGGAGACGGTCCGGTCCTCCCGTATGACGCGTACTTCGCTCCTGGCAATACGCTATTAGCGTCCCACGATGCGCAGACATCTACCTACTCTAATGAGGGCGTGCGGCTGAAGCGGTTTACGGTGCCATACGGCGGCAGGTTCAGAGTCGAATGGGAGTACCGGAGCTCGGACTATGAATCGCACGATGGTGCTCCCGTATATACCTTTCTGAAGTACGCGGGTTACACGCAATCTCCTCAAGCGCACAGCTATCCTCAAAACGTATGGCAGAAGAAAACCCACGACATGACGAGAGACGTAGCTCCCGGAGATACCATAGAACTTTGGGGATACGCCTCAAGGGGAGAACGGGTTTATGTGCGCAATTTCAGGCTTTTCGGTTCTCCGGTACCCAGGACTTTCGAGATAGATTGATGCAAGGCTGAACGTTCTCGGACACGCCGGATAGCGCTTGTCAATCATCTGCCACCTCCATCGGGGGTGGTTTTCTTTTGGGCGAGGAGAAAGCCGCCCTGAGGCGGTGTTTTTATTTTTGCAGAGGAGGCCACGGATATGCCAGATATGTCAGAGAAAATCATGGATCTTGAACGCCGAGTTGAACGACACTCGGAGGCCATCGAGAATCTCGAAAAGTGGCAGGCCAAGCAGAACGG